ATCAATTAAATCAAAGTCGGCGTTCGTATCAATTCCCATGTTTATATGAAATCATCGAAAGCATATAAACCTAACCTATGGGGTACTGGTATGACATTCCCAACACGTTTTGACCGTCGAATCAGAAACACATAACCTTTCACGAGCACACTTGACGCAACGCATAGTACCAAATTCCTTTTGCTCTTGCTTGGTTGTTATTCCTATTGGCATGGTTAGAAGAAGTTCTTCGTAGTTCTTTATCATCTCACGATCAACGTCGAATAAAATATGTTTAGTAACTCCACCACTTTGAGTATGGACATCGGTTTTACCAACCTTAATTATCTGACAATTCTTTTGCATGATTGATGACAGGGAATGTTCGGTTGGTTCCTTTAGTAATCGGTAATGCTGTTTGAGGTAATCAAACATTTGTCCCTTTGTCATCGAGCCCTCATGATAAAGTGTTTCTAACACCAATCTCCGAATATGCTTATTACGCATTATATGAATGCTTCTCGCCATTCGCCTTTAATCGTATTCCAAGTACATAGCGGTTTCCATTGCCGAATCCATGTTTGCCTTGGGGGAATCTGATGTTGGGTCAGGTCTAGAGATAGGTTTCGATGTCCCGTCGACTTTACATTCAACGAGATAATATATGAATGAACACAACGCCCAAACTAAAACCCCAATAACATTAGGCCAGTATATACCCATTCAAAGCCACTGAGTAGTAGGTTCTTTCCTAACGCCTTTAATATGTTTGGTCGGTTCATCCTCAGTATCCCTGACTTCGTTCCTTATGTCAACATCTAGTGTGGCTAATAGATGCCAATACTCATCAGTTGGTCTAACGAAGTTAGGTGTTTCTTCTGTTTCCTTTCCCTTTGACCGTTTAGGCCATTTGGGATTCTTGCCGTCTGGTTTGACGCAGAACGCCATGATTGACCACGCATAGCGATTAGGTAGGGTAAAGGCAACGTCGCCCAATAGACGCCATAAGAACGCATTCTGTGGCCTATTAGTTTCCAGCCATGATAATGCCAAAGGTATAGGGAGTTTACATTCGACTAACAAACTAAAAACATATTCCCTGTCCTGATACCTAAACATAGCCTGTAATGCTTTATCATAGGAAGCATATTCACTAACAGTTATTAGTGACTTGTCGATAATGATTAGTTCCTTAAATTCCTTTGATAGTTTAGGTAGTTTGTCCACAATGACAACCAATCTGTTCTGGACAATATCTATCCAAGGCTCTAGTTTCTTTTGCGTAACATCGTTCCAATAACAGATGTAGGTTGTACTGGGGTCATCAGGCATAACAACCATGCCCGACATAACTACACAGTCAACGTTAGTTTTGTATGGCTTTTCATCGGCACTAAGGATCACAACGCCTGACATTACGATACCGTCCATAAAGCCCATTCAATAACTCGACGCATTCCACTTTGCGAGATAGAAAAAGCATCGGCCACCGATTTGTTTGTTACTGCATAGCGACCAACATACAATTGATAGCCTTTGGAGTGCGTAGAGATAGTAATACCATCGTTAGTCATGGCCTTCCATAGTTCAGGAATATCTGTTTCCTTTACACCAGAATGAAATAGTTTTTTGCGCTGCTTTAACCAATACGAAACATCTGTTTTATCAGTCATCTTCCAAACCCCAATCTTCCTGTTTATCGTAGTGAATAATATGTGTAGGCTCCTTTAGTGCCGCCATTCTAAGTTCGATGTTATCAAGTAACTTTGGTTCTTGCCCTAGAACATCGACTAGAATACCCATGATAGAATCAACCCTGTTCTGTGCTAAAAGCAATTGACTATCGACACCAATCTCCTTTTTCAATTGACCTATCAAACGTAGCGAACCATTGGCTTGCTGAACTAACCTAGCCGCATCTCCAACCCATTCAGTAGTAATACCCTCAACGTCTTTACGTTCTTCTAATTCTTCAATCCAACCAACGAGTTTCTGTGCAATAGTTTCTGCAACGGAAAGTGTGCTAATAGTCTCATGTCGCTTTTCCTCCAACCATGCCGCCTCGTCCTGATCATATTCACGGCAATTATCCATGTGGTCTTGAGATGTTCCACGTGGCCAATGATTAGCAATGTCAACGTGAGCAGTAGTCAAGGTGTTTAGTAGTAATTGTGATTCATAGCGTAGCCTAAGTGGATGGGCGCACATAGCACAAGGTTCTTCTCCACTACCTAATACCCATGCCAAGGTCGTTTCAACAATGGCGTCATCAGTTTGATTATACCTTTCCATTATTTCTTTGTATTTTCTCATTGAACCACCTCATGACCGCCCCAGATAATCTTCTTGCCGATAGCATTGATTTGAACATCGGATGAAGGTTCATGGCCGATACGACACGTGATACCCTTACGACCTCTACCCTCTTTGCGTGGAATGAATTCGTAATACCAAGGCTGACCCGATAGGTTTTCTTCCATCCATCGCTTTGCCGCCTGATAGTCATTAGTAACAATGCGTTCGACTTCTTTGAGTAGTGATGACTTTGGTATGTCCTGACCCCAGAATGTGTCCTTGATAAGCATTAGGTCTGCATCCATGACGTTACGACGCATACCTAGTGATGACTCTAGCAATACAGATAGGCCTGGTGTCATATCTACATCAAGAACGGTGTTGCCCTTGTATTCGGGTAACATCATAGTATATCCAATAGCAAGACGGCGGAATAGGTCGGACTCGAATGAACGAACTTCTGGTCGTTCCAACCATTCTTCTAAACGGTCATCGAATATGATACCTGTAGGGGGAGTGTTCATCACCGTTCGTTGACGTTCCTCAAACCAGTTACGAATCTCTAGATTCCTTTCTGCTAGAATGACCCTATCATCATTGGTCATTTGTGCTTGTTTACGTTGTGCTCGTTTGTACTTCAATTCTTTTCCTGGATTCATGTCGATGTCTATGATGAACATACGTCTATCGAGTCCTGATTCTAATTCAAACCGTGATGGTTGCGTTCCAGCCCAAAGGGTGAATAGTGTAGTATACTTGACCCAACCTGACTTTAGTGCTTTCATAACACGTCCATTGTCAGTAGATGTTAGCAATTGGTTTTTCATGTCAATGCTGTGGTCTTTTTTGCCAGCATCGGAAACGGATGAAAATTCTTCGAAACCTAAGAAACCACAACACATCTCCTGTGCTAACGGTCTACCCGTAATCTCTCCGTCCTCGTCAACGGAACCAAACATACCTGCTTCGGTGATTGAGTTTGGCCCCATCATAGTTCTGAAACCATCGCCATTCTCGAAAGCATCTTTGTTGTAGAGCAAACCATTGTGTTCTGCCAAGAACAATTGAATGAGGATCGACTTACCTGAACCCTTGTCACCACGCATAACGATATGCAAACGAGTATCTGCTAATCGGGACATAGGGGTGTAGACGGGTTGAAGGTCATGACGCATACAACATGGCCTGTCGGTTTGTTCTGTGCATAGACAATACATACCTTTGTTGATGATGTTGAACAGGTGTGAACCAATACTGCAAATGAATATCGGAATCTTATCTTCTACATCAACGAAAAAGTTTGCATCTGCATATTGGGCTACGAGACTGAATATATCTTTTTTGGAACTCATGGTATCACCTTCGTTCCCCGTATCTTTACTGTTATTCATTATTGGTTTGTTTCGTTANGTTTATTATCGTTAGATTTAGTGGGGGAATTGGATTCGAGAAGTATTTCTACTTGCTCACGTATAAATTGTGGGTATTTAGAGTATTTGAAACTTAGCGACACGCCTTTCTTAACTTTGTCGTAAAGTCTTCTTACCACTATTCCTTCTGGAACAACATCCCAGATACGAACTCTATAGGTTGTATCGGAATCGCCAGTAACTTCCCAATAGGGTAAAGTCTCGAACATAGGGTGCTTAGCAAATAGATTAGAAGCAACACGCTTCGATGGAACTCGCACCGATGGATAGTTATTTCTCATGTGGGAGTTGATGGTTTCAGTTGACATAGCACCCTGTGACTGAACGAATTTGTAGGCCAGCGTAATGTATTTTTGGTTGCCCGTCGCATGGTAGCCCATGATTTCAGATAAACGGCCAAAGCATATAAATGTATTCTGCATTCTAATTGTTTTGATTCTTTTGAGATTCGACAAAAGAATTAAACGTGGGACAGAAAGCCTATGACCCCTATTCTTTTCTTTCTTCTCTAAGATGTTAAAGATAATACCTAAGAATACCATATCCTTCTAACCCCTATAAGAAACAATAAATAATTAGCAAAAACGTGGTACTGCGTGGCTTTTTTTCTTTTATACACTTGCTAAAGAATCAAAATAATAAAACGAATTATATGCGTCTGGTGCTCGATTTTCAACAAAATGTAGTGAATTATCAGCATACAGCATCCTATACAGTTTGATAGGATTGTCAGCATATTTTTCTATCGTTTTAAGGTTAGGCGAAGGAAACGTGCGAATTTCTAAGTCTATCGTTATCACGTGGTCAGTAACATCCATTAGATGCTTTTGTTCTAGTACTGCTTCCCTAAATTCTAAAGGTCTTGGATGAGAAGTAACTAAGGTGGCCTTTCTAAGTATGCCACTAACATCAAGGTTCCCACATTCCAACGTGTTGAAGTAACATACCTTTCCATTGGGAAGTAAAACTATTCTGTATATTGCCGTATAAGCATACTCATAGATACCCATGTCAAAGTAATCTGCTTCTACTACAACACATGGAAGGTTTCGTATTCTATTGTTGTGAGTGATCGGGAATACTTCGTGTTCTATGTTATTTTTAAAACCCCATTTCCTAATAAGATTATGCGCTAAATCATACAATGTAGGTACAACTCGCACTATCCCATCTACAATTTCTGGGGCAGTAGTCTTTACTTGGTAAATACTCCCATATCGTTCAGTGGGTTTCTCGGTGCAATTCCAGAATGAAAAGGCAAACACCTTGGTATCTCCTCCCATAATAATTTCACGAATTACGTTGGAAGCAGTTTCTTCGATTTCAGTAAATCTATGCTTTAGTAGGTCATTAAAATGACTTCGTGGTAATGGTTCATTCCAGCAAACAACGTCGAGGAAATTCCATACACGGTCATATCCCACAATTACGATTGTATCTGAATATTCAAGTTTGCTGTTTGCCACTACTTTAAATTTCAGTTCAAGTAACGGGTTAAACTTTCTTTGTCTATCAAATCCCTCGAAGTAAACACTTTCAAGATTTTTTATGTCTGCATAATATGTATTCATTGTTCATCACCTATGTAAGCCCATAACTTTGTGTTGTGTCCTTCAGCCAAACAAACGAAATCGGGGTCTGCTTTTAACCTCGAGGTAAGCGTTTGAACGATAGGAAAGTTTCTCCATGACCTCGTGGAGTTGATGCGAATTGAACCATCGGTATTTCTGGATGGAAACTGCTCACGATTATCTAGTAGGTAATCAGAAATCATGCGAGCCGTCATTTCATACGGCCTTTTAGATAGTACTTGGGCAATCATAGGCTTCCAAGTATTTTGGAACGTGTGTAATCCTAGAGACATCATATCACTTCCATAATTCCCCTAGTAAATCAGGCCAAGCATGAGGATCCTCAAGTTTGTAGATTAGTGGTTTGCTACGTGAAGTCCCAGTGCGTATAGATTCTAGTGCTATTTCTCTAGTAACACCTGGCAATTGTTTAGCGTGAGCACCAACCTGAGTTGAATTGGCGACGTAACGTGAGTTAGGGTATTTCTGAATTTTAGAATACAGTTCGGCTGCACACATCCCTTGTGGATTTTCTTTTAGAACGAGGTAAATTAAGTCTTTGATTCGGCGTCCTCGAACGCCTTTGGAGTTTGGTTGGAAGGGCATATTAACACCTAATAAGTCTTACTATATAGTATCTTTGTGTCATGCAGTTCACCGAATAGAGCGTTTTGCTTTTTTCCATTTCATATAGCATTTTGAGCACCTTGATTTATGTCCACACTCGATACCGCAATCCCTACATGGATTTTTTATTTCAGGTTCTTCGGGAGAACCAAGTATATTATTATCCTTGAGTATTTTCCACTCGACGGCTGTAATATTGTTTTCTATGACAGGATAACGTTTAAGCAATTTCTTGAGTATATGCTGCAATTCTATGTATCTTGCTCGCACTAGATTGAGTTGATGTGCCTCACGGCTTGGAGGTCTAGCCATTATTAGTCACTCCCGATAGGTGTCCACAGTACGCCAGTCCAACCAGTTAGTTTTTCCCATGAGGATTTACTGGTTATATACTCGTTACAGTGATGACACTGGTAAGGTAATTGATGAGATGGAATGCCCTTGTATACTGATATACTTTTAGGCAGGCAGTTGCTATGCCCTAAGTCGGCATCGCAATCGAAGCAAACGAACCTACAACCTACTGTGATAGTATTGTCAGTCATACATTCTTTGCAGTAAGGGGTGTCAGTCAATTTTGACACCTCTGCAATAAGGACAAGCAGGATTAACAGGCGCAGCAAGGTATGTTTGTTTACAAATCTTACATATGTAATTGCACTCAACGAACCAGAAACTCATTCGTCATCACTCCGAGTAAATGCCATAACTAGCCTCATGTGAGCAAGAATAACTTCAGTTTGATTCTTTGCGAATCTGAACATATCAATAGCAAGTTGCGCAGCATATAAGCCGTCAGATATGGATTGGAGCCTACGCACTTGAAGAACAAGGTCGTCGCATGAATGACAGCATCGTTCATGAGTAAGTATTGATGGGTCACTCTTATCGAGGACAGTTAGAGGCGAGGCGTCTGAACCGTGAACCCAAGTGCCACCATTACGAGGATAAATTGGCTTGTAGCACATACAACAAGTCATCATTCCTCTTCCTCCTCTTTGGCATACTTCTGCCACTCGGGATAAGGTATTACTAGGTTATGACCTGTGCCACAATAACCACAGATGACATTCATAGACAGACCTGAACCAGACCTCGAGCCTACAACGCACCACAGTTTGTTTTGAGTATGATACTGATGACGACAACAGGACTTGCCTCCGACTAGGTAACTAGGAGGAACATTGACTAATTCAGTTGCCATCAACGACCACTCTCATCGAATGAAGGAAGGTCGTTTGCGGAAATTGCTTCGCACGAAACGGGAACAGTAGCATTGATCGAGCCAGCACATGATACAGCCTTGGAGGAAAACATATTGGTTCCTAAAAACGCTTGAGCATAGTGGTCGATAAGTTTGTTGATGCTGGCTTCGTTTGCTTTGAATGCCTCGGGGGTTGATGCTTCAAGGTTGAACTTGATTACTAATTCGGTAATCGAGTCGTCATCCTGAGTCCAGCTGGCTAATCCGCCATTGAACTCGACTTTGCCGACTTCGTTTTTGAAGACAAAGTATCTAACCATGTAAGGATGAGCATAGTCATCCTTGTCAGCGTTTAGTTGCTGCTCGCTCCAGAAATAGGGCTTTAACTCATTCATCGGTATTCCGAGTGTTTGGTTTATTCCAGTGTTTAGAATGCGAACAGTCTGATGGTGCGGCCAAGACTCTACTGCATCTTGAACAGGTGTTTCGATTGCTTCGACCTGTAATCCGCTCTCGATTAACAAATCTACGACGTTTTGCCTCATGTCGCTGTCATTGTATTCATGAGTACTGCCATGTAAATCAGTAACCATGTAAGATGGAACTTGCATTTCTTTGTAGCCCAGCTGTATATCCTGGAGAATGCCAGGGTTATCGCTGTTACTGATGGTCATTTTGGATGGCTCTAGGCGGGTTAGAAGGGTTGCGTGTAACGCTCTCTTCGTGTCTCCCGCTAGAGTATCCTTCACACCGAATTTAAGTGTGATGTCTTGCTCGTAGTCTCTTTTGCTTTTTGTCTGGGTCATAGTTTCACTTCCATTATTTTTAACTTGGTTTTGGGCTTTTCGCCCTCATATTTCCATACACGTCGTTGCATATATAGTTGTCGCAAGTAACAGTATACCATTACTCCTCACCCCCATTTATGCCCTTGTGTACGAATAGATTTTTGCTTGTCCTGCTCGCCTTGTAAAGATAAAAGCGAGGATCACGCTTGAGTATGATGTTTAATTTATTTGAGTTGGGGATGTCATAGCAGCCGTTTGTTAATGCCCTGCTGTTTAATTGGGGCTTATTCATATCTCCGTAAGGAACATATGCAACCATGAGTCCAACAATTTCTGCGGCTGAATACAATTGAAATGGCTCCATTACCATTTCAGCATAGTCTGCTATACGTTTCTGTTGAGTTCGTCGACCAGCCACTTACCAATCCCTCCCGCAGCCTTCTGTCTCACCTGAGCATAAACCGTTTTCTGGAACTTCATTGAGTGTAATATTTGTGATTGTACCTCCGCAGCTTCCGCATACGGCGAGTTCTTTGCATACTTCGCACTCGTTATGCAAGGCTTGGCCTAACCAGCGTTTAGATAAGTCTGCTTGGTTGAGCCAATACTGAATAATCTCGTCATACTCCAATGTTGGCATACCAGTATATTCATCGGCTTTGCTTAAAAAGAAGTTTACCTCACGCTGGAGACGTAAGTTACACTTGGCATGATGGACTTTATCGAGTGGCATTACAAATTGACCTCGAATGTATTTACTGTCAGATACTTTTCCAACCGAGTGATAAGTTTTAGAGTCAGGTAGATACAGCCAAAGCCACCCCGATGACTCAATAATATTGTCCGAGTTAGCCTCGACAACCTTTACTTCACCGTCATGGTGGAAGTCATAAACATCAAAGGGCTTCCAAATAATTCTCATTCTCCATCACCCATAATATCGTCCCAATCACTTAGAGCTTTTTTGACTTCTCTATCGTTACTATACTGCTCACATAATGCAGTCATCATTTCCTTATACTTGTCGCTATACAAATCCTCAGTATTCATAATAGTTCTGATAGAAGAAAAGAAGGTCTGTAACCGCCTTTCCCTCGCCATTAAATCACACCTTATCTCAGGGGTAATTGAGGTAACAAAGGAAATATCCTTGTCGTTAATAGGCACTCTAAACTTCTTGAGTATAGAGCCAGTTTCGTCTAATAAGTCAGCAATAGTTTGGTCACCTCTGGAATTAACATAATGAGTATACATATTACTAAGTAAGCTGTTTACGTTCTTTACGACTCCTATAACTTCACGAGAATTAAGACAAGGTTTGACTCGAGTTTGTTCGTCCTCATCAAGCATAGAATGCCATCCACATACTGAACATGAGTTAATCATGTGTTCGGTAGGGTGAGGTTGTCGGTGTATTGGCTCGTTACAAATATCACAGTTCGTCATGTTCTTCCAACTCCTCTATTTCATTGAGTATAGCAGACATCTTCTCATGTGCTACAACACCTGCAAGGGCATTGTTTACAATGAGTCCTAAAATGTGGATTGTGGTAAACGCACCTGGAGCATCTTCGTAGTCATGCTTAACATCGCCTGATTCAAGCAACTCGGATAGATCGAGTAGCAGTTTTTTGTATTTCTTCTTCATCTTTTCTTCTTCAAATGTTTTTCTGTTCATTCTTCTTCCTCCTCGATAGCCCATTGTTCTTCTTCGAACGTTGGGACTGGAGCATCTTCACCGAACTCGGCTTTTAGGATGTAGTCTACTGCAGCTTGCGCCCTAGCACCAGCCTTGATAATCATATTTGGATTTGACTCCAATTGCATGAGCCAGTTGTTGATGTAGGATACTTGGTTTTCTAACCCTTCCTCCAAAGCCTCGCCTGGAAGAATGTTGAACCACCTGCAAAGTATCGAAGCACCCATTTCTGCGACCAATTCCTCGAAGGCATAGTCTTTATCACCAAAGATACCAAACTTACGCTTTAGACGTGAAGCATGACCCGTAGAATGGATAGCCTCGTGTAGTAGAGTAGGTAGCATAGCAAAGCCATCAGGGAAAGCGTGTCTGTCAGGCATACCAATGTTGTCAGTTCCAACCCGATAGTAGGCTCTTGTACCTACCCAAGAAACCTGAATGTCATTGGGGTCAAGGTAATTACGGAACATGAAGTTTTCTACGGCAGTCTCACGACGTGTCAAATCTAACTTAGGTGCATCAGGATCAGCTTCTGTGGGTGGTAGAGTAGTTTGACTACGACCAAACACTTTGTGATACTTAAGTAATGGAATACGAATATACTTGTCAGGACTTTGTGCTGGGTATTTGTCGTTCTCAATCTTAATCATAGAGAAGTATACGATGGTGTGAGCCGTCTCGCCTTTCTTTACTCCATAGTAGGTTGTAGACTTCTTGTAGGGCTTGCCCTTCTTATCTTCGGCTAACTCATACTCACCATTCTTGATTGCGTGTTTGTTGCCGACTTGAGCCCATTGTTTGAAACTACCAAACTCGGTATCGCCAGTAAAAGCGAGAATCCATACATTGACTCCACGATAGGCTTTTTGGCTGACTATGTTGTGAGGAAGTGCATTGCTACACTTGGATAAGTCCCAAGGACGATTCCAAGGTTTAGTCCCCTTCTTAAGTTCCGTCGTGAAAAAGTCTCCAATTTGTTTTACGACTGCAGCCTTTCGGTTTGCAGTGTCTTGTTTTGATTTTTGCTGGCGTGTCATTCTATCCGCTCCAATTTTCCATATGCATCCTTACATATAAATATGTCGCAAGTAGCAGATTTGCCGTCACAGTGTCTCATGAAAACTCCTCCTCGAGCCCATCTAAGAATTTGACAACTTCAATACGAGTCATATTTAATCGCTTCATCTCACGATATAAGAAACGCTCATGAATAACTTGACAGTAAGCACATGGACACGCAGCTCTTTCAGCACTCATTTCTCAGGCCTCCCTTACATGAGGAGCACAAGCTCTAGAGATGCAGTTACTGCATAATTTCATGCGTCTAAAGCCCTGTGCTTGGATGTTGTAAGTACTGTAAGCGGGGGGAGTTGCTATTCCCTCACGTGAGCAAATACTACATTGGCAGTCACACTTTCCAGGTCTACTCATGATTCCACCCTTTCCATTCTCTCAACAATGAGATACCAGTTATCGGCTTCAGCTGCATATGAAAGTCCACGTATTTCTGAAAGAACTTGTTCTGCAGTACCCGTGAGAGTATAAGTTCGAAGTTTTTCTCCAATCATCACTTCCTTTGCATCCTCGATGAATTCAGGTGTATGATATTTGACGTAGAGGTTAATTTTTTCTTCGTCTGCAAATGTAACCTTTCTTAAGGTTACAGTAGCCTTCCATATGATCGGCTTAAGCGGCATCATTGATACCACTCCAAATTGTTAACCAACGCTTCAATCTCATCTTCGTTGACGATGCATAAGTATAAGTGGGCATAGTCAATTCCAGTTTCACGGCATTGCTTAACCTCAAACTCGCAAACTTCGTGAGTAAAATCTTCACAGTTTTCACAATAGAGTCTGGAAACATACTTGAGTAATCCACCGAAGTGTCGGTGGTCATGTAGAGTAGTATTAACATCTGTTTCTGAGTAATTTGCTTTGGACTCAGACCCAGTAGAACCTTGGCAAATAAATCCACAGTGCTCACAAGCAATTCCCTCGGGGTAAAACTTTTCGAGTACACGTGTAGCAAAGGAGTTAACTCCATCATGTCGCCATGCGAAAAATATACCTGCAGTCATTCTAACACCTTCTTTTTGAGTTCTGCGAGCTTGTCATGCTCTTCCTGCATAATCAGAATATCGAGTTCGGTCATTAGAGTAGAGTACAAGTTCTTTTGATACTCCAAATCACGGCGTAGAGTTGCATTCTCGTGCTGCTCTCGACGTAGGAATCCACCTCGCTTTAGATACAGCTTCTGAACTAACGCATGGTTCGCTGATTCCTTTTCATAGAGTTCCATAAAGTTCTCTAACTGACGGGTTTTCTCTTCGAGTCGCTTTCTTAATTCAGCGTTCTCGACAAGCAATCCTTCGGACTTGCGGTTTTCCCTTTGCTGTTGTTCGTGTATTGAGCTCATAGACATACTTCCTTGTTTGCTCTTACGTGTTGTATAGAGTTGTAGACGTAAATGGCTCTAACTTGGTACTCGCAGAAGAAGTGGGTTTTAGCCCAATACTCCGTACAATCACTCGCACTCTTCATTGCTGGTTGAAGAAATCCATCGGCTTCAGTCCACATCATCCATACAGTATCGTTTTTTATCTCTTTTCTTATTGGTTTACTCATATTTTTTCCTCCTTCAAGCCTAGTAACCAGGCTGGAGCTTTGATACCCGAGTGTGGGTCTTGTGTATTCCTGTGAGTAAGATTGGGTGAGTCTTTGTAGACTAAACCTTCAGTAAAGTCTCCAGACCAGTCACATTGATCGCTTGCACAAAAGATGCGAGCAGAACTTGGTCTGTAGTGTGAGAGAGATTTGTAGTTACACTTAGGGCAGGTTGCTCGTAATCCGTCTAACCAGTACTCGTAACCGTTGGCTCTAGTAGATTTGTTGGCTCTACTTATGCATATCCCCCCTTAGTTTATCTTGACTTAGAAATCTCCGTTTTCTCCACTCTGAAACAAGTTCTCTTTCTTTTCTTCTAAGTGAATCGTATCTTTCTTCGAGGTGAACCAAGAACTGGGCATAGTTAGTGTAGAGGTAAGTAGAACGTTGTCTCCAGGTCATCCAAGTGTAACCCTTATGATTTTTTCTAACGCTGTCAATGTTGTATTCACTGTAAGGATTTACGTCTACTCCACGCACTTTAAATTCCTCACCGTCTATGACTGCAACTCCCCTATGAATATAAGGGGATTCTAGGGTCATACTTAGAGTATTTCCTGTTGCTTCGCTATGAATGTAAACTTGCTTTGGATAATCAGTCATATCATCACTCCCTGCTTCCATCCGTTTGCCAGTTTTTTAGCCTCCTTGAAACTCGAGCATTGCTCGGTGTAGGCTACTGGTTCGTTCTCCATCGAGAAGTCATTGAGTATGGCTATTCCACTGAACCTTTTGCTAACAGAGATCTTGTATTGTCTACAGTCAGATCTCCAAACATGGTAAAACCGAGTATGAGTGTAACTCCATATTATTTCTCCAGTCATTCTTCATCCACCATTCCTAAGACCATGAGGGGCTCGTTGCAAGCCCCACACTTAAATGTAACAAATAGAGCTCGTATATAGTCTGAAGGCCTTAGTTTGCCCTTAGCAATAACACAACAGTCACTCGTCATCTGCAAACCTCCGTTTTGTAAAACAGCGTAAGTGCATAGTAATCATGCAGTGCCCAATTCGAGTCAGGGATGCGTAGCATAGAAGCTTCAAGTAGAACTTTGTTCAACACTTGAGGTTCGAAGAACAGTAATTCCATTTACTCCAGCCTCCTAAGTAGTTCAGCCTTGACCTGACGAAGTTTCCACTTGTTCTCGAAGCGGAACCTAAACCAAGTGCCTGGTGTACCAACTGTCCATCGACCTATGCCAGTAACAGACGGATGGTGGTTATAAGTGTAGACGCTGTGCTTAAGATGAGCAAATTGGGCAAGTAATTGTTCTGCATCCCACTTGGTTAGATCGAGTGATATTGGTTCACCTGTGTCAGCATTTACTAAACCTCCACCTTGACCCCACATCTTCTCAGGGTTTTCATCATAGTACTCCATTGTTGATTTCCAAGTCAATACAGCATCTGCCAGAACTCGCCATTCTTCATGTTCGTCAACGTCACTCATGCACTCACCTCGCAGCTTGTGCAAATGAATGCCTTGAGTGTAGAAAGTTTGACTCCCATGAGATGCCAAGCACGAGGATAGTACGGCTTGTCATCGGCATGATAAGCAGCAGAATAATCTTCGAGTGTGTCGATTAGACCCTCGAGTGTCATCATTCTATAACGCTCAATCTCGTCAAGTGTCATTTGATAGACGTACTCTAAGCCCATTTCACAGTCCTGCTTGTGGTCTACAAAGCCTTGAGCAGCCAAGTCATACGCAGCGTTCATTTGCTGGTCACTTAGCCACTTCATATGCCTTTCACCTTGAAGAGAATTGCCAAAGATGCGCTTCGTGCTTCCATCTCGTCTTGCATTCGAGTAATGGAGTCTATCAAAGCGTTGCTGAGTAACAGGAAAGCCCTGTCACTTCGGAATAGTCTGCGAATCTCCTTCTCAGCATCCCTTGTTGTGTAACACTTACCCATCCAATAGGACTGTAAGTTTTCGTGTTTGCCGAAGCCATTAGGCATCATTCGAGATTCGCCGTCATAGCAGTTACTCCATTGGAGGATCCTGGTTGTTGTTGTCCATTCTCCACCATGATACTCGAGGCCTATGCCTACTTCCATGTCCACGTGATTCTCACGCTGTTTGGTAATTACTGTGAGTTCCAATGGCATATCGAAGACGGTTACGATGCCTGTTCTGCATCCCCCACCTCGTGCTTCCATCTTCCATCCCAGGTGGTCTTGACCAGCCAGTTTTAGGTATTCAGTCATCTTGCTTCAGTACTCCTTGTGTCAGCGTTTCACGCATAATACGAGATGTTAGTCATAGGATATAAATATATCCTGTTCATGCATCACGTATAAGGTAAACGGTAAGAACATGAGTTATTTTACTCGCAACGAAGCAACAAATGTAACAGTTTACTTACTAATTTCAATTGAAGAATCGAGAATTTCGACAGTTTCTGACCACCCAGAAGATTAAAAGGTATCGGAAGATGGAGACCANAGTGAGGGGGGAGCTGTTGCGATAAGTGTTACTCCCAGANGCAGCGATAATTTTTCTACGAGCTGATGAGTTGATCGGAATTTCTGGCTCAGATGAAAAAAACTCAATAAAAAAAAGCCCCTCCAGAGACCTGAATCTCTGAAGGGGCGGCGAGCAGCGTGTTTAAGCTTCTTCAGCGGCTGCGGTTCCCAGTCGAACTGGGGCGGAAAGACTCACGCTTGTTGTTCAAACAGCGAGCTTTGCGTCAGCTTTTGCCTTCTTTTCCAAGAGGGCAGCCATAGCGACGTTTAACTCGTCAACTTCGGCTTGTGCTGCTGCAACTTCCTCAGTGCTCATAGCCTTCTTCTCACCTGACTTGATGAGGCGAAGGGTGCGAGCCATGTCACTTGCGACTTCAACACGAGTACACTTGTCTACGTGCTTGTCAGTCCATTGTTTTGCTACAGCGACCAGTGCATCTCCAAGCCCAATTAGGGAGTTGAGTTGTCCTTCGGTCATTGTGCTCACTTCAAGTGGCAGGTTGTTGTCGAGGAGTAGAGCTTGCGCTTCCATCTCCGCTGCGATTACATCTCTTCCGCACTCACGGGAGATGTCTCTCACACGCATCAGGACACCCTTGCGGATGCCTGCAAGCGGCTTGGTGATACCAAGTGACGCTGGCGTTACAGCTGGTTGTTCGACCTCAACCTTAGGCGTTTGTTCTTTCTTGCTTCCTTTTCCTTTACTCATATTTATTCCTCCGAGTAGGCTCGCCCCCCGACAGTCTCACTCATTTCGAGTGGGTGCTTCGGGGCTGCGGCCATATTAGTACTTCAACGTTCTACTATTTATATATATCCTGTTCCTGCATCATGACTAAGTGAATTCACGAGCTTTCGAGTTTTACTGATTTCGTTAAGGTTGAGCCCTTTACCAAGGTTGAGCTGGAAACTCGATGCGATTTTACTTGAGCAGATTTCGAAGCTTGAGCCTACGGTATGAGCTTGAGCGGGGGTCGCTCACACTATCATGATAGGGTCAAACAAAAGCACGTGATTCCCCACCAAAACGATTTCGTAGGCAGCTGGCGGGGCAATAGGGTTCCGATCCTACTGTGCCTTGGCAAAAGGAAAGAGGCTCGAGGGAAGGCCTGAACCTTCCCCCGAGCGGCCAGTGGGTGTCAAGCCCCACATCACGAGTCGAACTCGTCTACACCGAAATGCTTGCTAACTCAAACTTGGAGTTTAGCGTCAGCCTTCGCCTTCTTCTCGAGAAGCGCTTCAAGCTCGGCTTCTAGTTTAGCTGCCTCAGCTTCTGCTTCTGCGACTTCCTCGGCGGAAAGTGGCTTCCAGTCACCAGTGATAAGTGCATCAGTCAAGGCGATGTTGTTCGCTAGTCTGACTTGCAACTTCTTCTGAGTCGCAGCATTGGTGGTGTTGTTCATTTCGACGAGGTTCCAGAGTTTAAGCATCCCTCGGTTGATGTCGTTGCAGGCCTCGAGTTGATTGACAGTCACGGTTCTAAGTCCGTGTGTCAATTCTTGCTCGGCTTCTGCAAACATTTCAACAGTGAGTTTTTGCATCTCTTTTTCCTTCGTCAAGAGCTTCTCATACTGGTTGCACCAGTCGGAAGTTCTCATGCGGAATGCATCCCTTCGCTCCGATTCCCCAGTTTCAGCTGGGGTCGGTGCAAAGAGAGGCACAACGGCATCTTGCTTCTTTGTGTTCTTGCTTGGCATTTTTTCACGCTCCATTTATCGCTGCCCTTTTTGTTGTCGCAGCTAATTAGTCCTATGGCTACCAGGTATATAAAGAGTTCGGTCTTATTGCTTAACAAGCAATTTACGATAATAATAAGGGATGCCATTCCCAAGCCGAAGCTCACTGAGTCCAGTATGGAATTCGACACGTGAGTTTTCCTGCAGATTTCGAAGTAGAGGAGGCGTCTACGACGGTTGAGCGGCTATTGCTTACATATCCCCCACCGATCTAATCCACTCGGAAATACCCACTAAGAAAAATAACCGTTATCTATATATGCAACCACCCCCTAAGCATAACGATGGCAGAACAAAACGTCAGTAAGGAATTGTGGAAAGACAGCGATATATCGTTGATATTTGAAATGGAGAGCGGAGCATGGATTTGGCAAATCGAGTCAAATCCAACAATTGAAGATTTCGATTGTGCTTTTCTTTGGTTTAAATTTGGAGGGAAATCAATGTCCAGCCAGTGGATATATGGGCTAAATTGAAGCCGATATATCGACTAAGAAAAATAATAGAAAAGTATATATGCCCAAGCCCCCTAGTGTTATTAGGGCGGATGCCCACAAAAAGGAACTGATACAATGGAAACCACTGAAACAAACAAAGAAAACCACCCTGACTGGGTTGTGTGCCATGCTGCTGATTGCGGCATGACCGCTCACATCGACCACGCTCTAGGGCTAAAAAACGACCAAAAAGCTCACTGGGTCGATGACGATGAACTCCACTTCTGTAGCAAAGAATGTATGGAAAAAACTCATGACACCCTAAACTTTCCAATCGCTCCAACATTGGTTTGTGGCTGCCGTGAATGCACCCTCTCCCATGACCGATACTACCTTGGAATTGAAACATACGGCGGTGGCGGCTGTGGTGGCACATATGACCCTTCTTCACTCGGACAATGCGACCTTGGCTTCGAACACCTTGGGACACTTACCCACATCGACGACCCACAATCCACTGGCCCCGTCCACCACGACAATGCCCCCTGTAAAGTGTGCATTCGTCGACAATCACCTCTAATCCCACATACCCGCTGTGCTAACATCGGACACATGGCTCGCCCTCTAGGAACCGAATGCGACCATTGTGCTTACGACGCTTTCATTGCTGAATTAGTAGGTGAAAACTGATGTCAATATTTAGACCAATATCCCTCAACCTAATGCGCTTTGTTCACAACGCCTCATTAACCGTCGATGTAACGTTCTATACTCAATATGAACACATACACTTCCCTATGGGTGTTTTGATTGCTTGTGACTTAATGAACGATGAAATCCTAATGTACTCGGATTATGTCGTTGACTTCCTATTCGAAGAAGCTCTACCCGTTACATACGAAGTATCTGTGCTCGCCCCACACGTTATTGGTGATTGTATCTCGTTGTAGGTAAGTAAGTAGTAGTAGTAGCCAGATGGGGGGTGGGCTCACTCCGCCCCCCTTTTCATAGATTTCGCTTGCGTTAGCGTTGTCTATCAATAGTGAGCGAGTTTATGTAAAAATCGGTGCGTAAGCTTTTCGACAGATTTCGATACATATAAGCCGTCTACTCCAGAGTGAGCGGTATTGCTCACTATCCGATCCACACCAATCCCCCCTCGAATATCCCATTCAGCAAAAATATCGACATCTATATATCCCACGACCCCCATCCTCAATTATCCCCGATACGGGGTGAACAAACAAAAGTGAGGAATAAAAATGAAACAAACGAAAGAATACGAAATGGATGACGTTGAGGAACGTTGGAATGCGGGTCGCATCACAACGGGAACCAATGATTCAGTAGTAGAATTAGGTGAGCGAACAAAGGCGTGGGTTATCTACGACGGCGGGATTAACATGACTGAGGTGCATATGCTATGTGTACTTCCTGAGGAACTAAAGTTGGATTGGGGATTGTCAGCCATTGATATGTGTCTAAGCATATATGTAGACCGTGTGATAGACGGCTCGGCTTTGTCGGGTTGGGATGACCCCGCCTATGATTATGATGATGAGGGCAATGTCATTTGGTTCGATATGCCAGCGGCGGGACGAATTGGTGAATATGTTGAGTTTAATGATGTCCTATACATCATGCACTCACTTTCCACATTGGGAACACACAACGGTGGATGTTAAAGAGTAAGTGATTAGCGAAAGCCATAGCGAAATTCAGGGGGGATATGGAAAGTAAGTGATCGAACGGAACGTTGGACATAGCAGCGTATTTTCAATTTTCACGAGATTTCGAGTGGACAAATTCATGTGGAGCAAAGGTGAGCCACAAAACTCGGTGCTAAGTTTTCGTGGCAAATTTCGTTATGAGTAAGGATGTGGAAGCTTAGTGAGCCGTTGCACTCGGCATCATAATACTTAAAGCCGCAGCTTAAATCTATAATCCAATTCGCCCCAGCTTAAACGATTTTAATTTCGTGTAGGGTATGCAATCGAAGATTTTCGATACGAGGTTGCCAGCGGCCAGCCCATCACGCCCCCCCGTCGCTGTAAATATAGCGGTAGCTGCCACGTCATGCCGTCATTATGATCGGATATATATACGATCCTGCAAAAGCACCTATTCCATTCCGTGTGCGAATTTTAGTTCCGCTATGATTCGTTCGCATTCATCGTGATCGAACCCATCACGTTTGCATTGGTCGTACACAAAGTCCCAAAAGTTTCCGCCGTCCATCAATAGTCATCCCCGTCATAGTCATCGGGTTGTTCATCATGACAATAGATGCAAACCATCCACCCGTCGTCGCCTTTGGATGAATCATAATCATGTTCGCATGAATCGGCATCACATGGTTCGCCGTCAACGTGTCGGGTGTTGCACATTTCACAATCATGTTGTTTGGAAAGTTCGACGATTAGTTTTACGTCGGACATCATTTCCTTTGCGTCCATCATTGTTCGCAAAGCATCCAATGAATATTGGTGCATCACATCGGTACGATGCATGAACGCGGAAAGTTGCTTTTGATTCACGTCATAGAATAGGTTTGCTATGCGTCGGGCAAATGTTGGTGTGTCTTTGGTTGACATTGACGCCGTAGCGTTTCGGATATTGAATCCATCATCAGAATGTCTTTGGTGGTGGGGGGTGGCGCGTCATCGCCGTTTCCCCCCACGTTTGTCCGTTGTCCTTTTGTGTTTCCGTTTTCTATCACCCCCCGATTCGCCGTCTAGCATTGTTCATTTGTTCAAAGGTTGTCAAAGGTGGAAAGGTCGATGTTTAGACCTAGTTCCTTTGCCGATGCGATAGCGGTTGCTTTGTATTGTGCAACCTTTGCATCATGTTCCTTTTGCGCTTTTGCTTTTGCCGCTTTGGTCGCTTTGGTTTCGACTACATGGACGGTTTCGCCGTCGGTGTCTAGTACCCAAACGTTACCCGATGCAAAGTCGTTGATGCGTCCGACAACATCACCGATGTTGTCCGCATTTCGGCTTTGGCGGGCGTCGGATTCCATTGCGTCGTTTAGCGCATTGATTCCGTCTAGCGTTTCTAGCATTGCGTTCATTTGTTCGGTGGACAAAGTGCAAATGATAGCGGTGGCCTTTGGTAGGTCATCGTATTTTTGCATTGTGTCCAAAAACGCACCATTCAATGTTTGAATCATTTTGTTGCAATTGTCGGCAATTATTTGATTCAACGCATTTTTGGTGGTTGGCATATCTTTTCGTCGTGTTGGTATTCCCATTTTTTCACATCGTAGACCATCGGGTGCATCACCATCACGTGATTGTTGTCCTTTGGCCATGTTACTAACTAATCGTTCATAGTATATAAACCCCTACGCCAAAAAGGGTCATATAGGGGCATATTAGCGTCGCCTACTCCCAGATACAATTTTTTTTATTTTTTTTATTTTTGCTTTATATTTGTAAAAAATAACAAATAATAAACAATAATACCGAGCGTTAATATGGTCAATAACTCTATCATAGACCATGTTATACTGTGCTATATGTGGACACTCGGGTGAAGAATGGGGAGTCAAAGGTGCTACGTGGGAGCCTGAAACTCTATCTTTGTATTATGAGTTCCAATGCCTTGAGTGTGATTCATTGGAGATTAACATTAGGTTATCCTCCGAAAGTGATGAATCGGCGGGATTGCTTTGAAGCGTTACCTCCCCATGAAGTACCCTTTACAATTTTTGTTTCCATTGGTAACGAGTTGCCTCCTAAATTTCCTGTCATCTGATCTAAAGCGTGTGCAAATGCCATTACAGTATCGTTATGTTTTCCAACATCAACAATGTTGCCTCCTTTCCAAACGTGAGTATCTAATTCGTCGAGTATTAGGTTCACCATTTTTCTTGTCTCGTCGTCGCCATATGGGAAACAAATCTTTTTCTGTTCAAACCATACCCGAACCCTATTCATTAGTGCTTGCTTTAGAGCTCGATTGCTAACTTTAGATGGGTGATAGTCTACTGTTATTCCCTTTTGGATTAAAAGGGATTCAAAGAGTCTTTGGAAACCAACATCCTCCGCTGCAACCATACACTTGTATTTGTTACACCATTCACCAATCATATCCGCTTGTCTATCGGGTGCGAAGTCATTTCTACGCCACATATTGACAAAGTGAACAAACCCTTGACTATCTTGTTTGAGTACGACTAATACCGAGTAGTCTTGCCCTAAACCTTGCGACGGGTCAAAACCCATAACGTATTTGCACTCACCATCACTTTTTCTTTCTATCACGGAGTTTACGTCCATGTTTGCACGAGTATGTTCCCTACGGAAAGCTTGTGCTTCGTCATCGACTACTTTACAAAGATACTCCTGTGTAAATGCTAACTCCCCAATAGCACCTCTTTGCTCCATTAGGAACGATATGGGTCTTTGTGATTCCCACAGTGCTATCGGTTCTATACTTGGATCGGCTTTGTGTTCTTCCCAATTAGGGATTGCGGATGTTATGACGGAACTCCATGCGTCATTTGATAGCATTTCCGTGTGATATAGGTCTGTCATGGACATAGGTGTGCCTACAACGAATGTAGACGTTCCTGGCGATAGCATAGGGGTTATTTTCTTTCTAAACCAATGGCGTAGGGTATCGGGGGATTGGTCGCCCATGTCGTCTAATACGTCATCGAATACAATACGTGCTGGATGTTCACCACGAATAGCCGCACCTACACCTGTTGCACGAATCCATGAGCCATTTGTAAAGCGGATTTCAAATTTGCCACCCCGCTTAGGGTCAATGAGATTTCTTAATTGCGGGTGTCGCTTCATATCATCCCTAATTTCTTCTAAACGACGTGAAGCCAAATCCTTTGATGCTGAGAATAACCATGTAGTGAAGGGTTTATCACGCCACCTTTCAAATAAGCTTGACCACAATACCGCTACTCGTAGCGTTGTGCTTTTGCTGTGGTCTCGGGGAGCGATGATACAAACTCGATGAACGTGAACATCTCCTCTATTTAGATAGAGTTCCATCCACTCGCCAATGTGTTTACCCCAATTGTAGCCAAGCCACTCGTAAAAATACTTTGCGTCTTTCTTTGAACGTTTAAGGGACAAAGAGTTGTTTAATCCTCGATTCATCTAATTACCCTCATTGTACCGCAGTAGACCATTCTTTTTTCTTTCTTGCACCATTTTTTACAAGTGTTGCTAGAATTTACTCTTTCACGCTCCGAACCACACTCGTTGCACCTACGGAGTTTTCTAATCCCCGACCTGCCCAATGCATTCACCTCACTGGACTAAACAAACTTCCTATTAGACCAAGTTCCTTGTCGATAATATGTGCAGCCAAACCTGCTTTAGCACAGGTATAGCCTTCTCGATAGTGATAGCGGTCATGACCTGCCAAAGATGGTAACTGAATAACCAATCCACCTTCTAGTTCATGTATTGCTTGGTGATGTAGATGACCAGTAAACCATATGTGGGATTCAGTTTGACCCCAAAGAATACGCTGTTCCTTTGACATTAGCGTTGGGAGCTTGTTTTTAGCGATTTTATCACCGTGAGTAAACCCTAGTAAAGTATTTCCATATCTAGCATAGTGCCTTGTTTTTGGATCGAGTCTAATACTAACATCATCTACATTTTCATATGCGGCTGATAGATACAACATAAGGGCTAATGCACTATGTCTGTCATGATTACCTGCCATAAAGACCACTTCAACGGGTGCAACCTGTCGCAAAACATCAATATGCTCACGTGCTAACTTACAACCTGTGATTAAAATTTGTGCAGGACTCCCACACATATCCTGTGGCGTCCCACGAGTGGTTTGTCCTAAATCATTGTCAACGTGGAACCAATCGGAACCAGTAGCCATAATGATAGTATCGGGTCTACCAGGCAACCATGAAAGAATTTCTTCGGTTCTATCCATTAGTCTCGAACGTGCTTCATCGAAGTTATACGATTCACCAACCTCATCAACCCAACCATGCTTTCCCCAATGGAAATCAGTAGGGGATAGAACAATAGAGAATGGATTTAGTGCCTCCTTCATCTTTAATTGCTTGACTGTTTTTGGTGCGGCAGGGAGTTCTTTTAGGGATGACATGATTGTATCATCGAAGTGTCTCCATTTTAGAGCATCTTCCTGCACTTCCTTCCACTTTTTACGTTCAAACTTCTTATGTAAATCACGTCGTCGTCTTAGAATAAGGTCATCAACCAATTCATCAGTGTCTGTATCAATGATTTCTTCATCGGTATAAGGATCCATGTCGTGTGTCCAGCCATGTCTACGTCTATACTCATCAAACCAATTACGGGGGAAATTGAATTCACGTGCGATTTCATTGATTGTTGCCGCATTACCTGACATATTGGAATATGCTGCTTTCATTGCTCGGTGCATATCACCTGCAACAACAACGTTTTCTCCTGCTGCTATTAGATAAGTAACGTATGTATCTGTTGTATCATTGTAAAACACACTCGTTGTTTCTGTATTATGACTGATACTTTCTTTAAGGGTTGCACTTTTTATGTTTCGCTTATATCTTTCAATAGCACTCAACCATGCTTTGAAGTTCTTTTCAGGGTATAGTCGTTCAAGTGCTTCCGCAAGTCTGCTCATATTTCCTCTTACGTTCAAAGGGAATTCCGATATATACTGGTCGATAATGTCCGATGAATCCGACGGTGTTAGGTGCTCCATTGATAAACGGTAGTTCCATAAGGTCATAAAGGCTTCCTAATTTCTTTTTATTGTTTTGAAAATACAATAAATTAAAAAAGACAGCACTGCATAAATACTTTTATTATTTTTTATTCTTTCTTAGGGGAAGTAGGGGGGATATTCCTTTTCCCCTGCTTAAGAAAAAATAAAGAATTAGCAATAGGCTTTCTGTGTAACGGTTATTTTATTTGTCAAATCCCAAAACAATACTCAATCGGTTGGTTCATATACAGGTGGGCTTATTTGAACATCATGGCAAAGGAGTCCTTACTATCACGGATATTTACAAAAAAGGCCTCTGTTTTGGATGAAACCACAATACCTAACGCTGTTACTGGAGGTAGACCCGCATCAGCATCCGAGGTCTTTGCTGGATTATCTGATGTATTAAACAACACCGACGACCTAACTAAGTCAGCTCGATCACGTTCAACCTATGACCAATATGACCAAACATTCGACCTATACGATAGCATGGTTAAACTAGACCCCGAATTGAACGGTGCTGTTCGTGCCGTTAGTCTAACCGCTAACAATTACCGTATTGACTATGATAACGCTAAGAATCAACGCATACGCAACGCAATCAAAGAATTAGTGCATAGTCTGGACTTTGATGATATTCTAATCAACGCAATACGAAGTTTGATGGTATATGGTAATGACGTAAACAAAATTGTTGGAAAGGTTGGCGTAGGAATCACTGGTGTTCAATCCCTCCCAGTAAAACAAGTAACCATTATGGATAGTCGAGTAGATATTCGTGATTTAACTTCTACTGGTTACACAGGACACATAACCGAAGATAACCCTGTTATGAAAGCCGAGCACTATTTGTTCCGTGAGAACAAAGTAGACACACAGGTTTTTCCTAAAGATGAGATATGGCATATCCGTATTGACTATCGCAGTAATTGGTTTAGAGATAGACTCGGACGACATACCTATGGTATATGGGGTGCATCTCGGTTTTCCGCTTTGAAGCAACCAATTCGTGCTAAATACAATACAATGAATAACCGTATTGCTTTAGAGGACAGTCTAACAAAACAATATGTTACTATTGACATGAAAGCAGTTGAACACATAAGCGATCCTGCCGAACAACGTGAGCGACTAAAGAGTATTATGAATGATGTAGCAAAGATGCTTGAAACATTAGAGGGAGACCAAATCCCAATTTTACCTAACTATGTTGAAATTAACCACGTCGACCTACGCAACACTATCCCTGATTCATCTATGCTATTAGATAGCGTAAATGCCGACATCGCCGCCGTACTACACGTCCCACGTGCAGCTGCTGGACAAGAACGTGGTTCTACGTTTGCAGCAACCTATACGGCAAGCACATGGGCTGTTGGTGCTATATCAAGACTACAATCCGTATTATCGGAAGGGGTTCACAAATTGTTCAAAATGCACCTACAATTAGTAGGCATACCAGTATCTCATTCAGACATCCCTCAATTGATATTCGAGCCTATCGACGAAGAAACTCCACTAAATACAATGAGACGTGCAACAATAGGGTATGACTCTGGAGTTTTATCTCTAGACCAATCTCTAGGTTTGTTAGGGCTTGTTAATGATAACAAGGAAAGAAAAGCTGGCAAGCCAGCAAAGGGCGAATTGCCTCGTGAAAATTCAACACCAGGCACAAAGATGGAATGAATTAACATATACAATGCGGAGTAGGGAAAGACATGGCGAATCGTGGCGATAGAATGCAAGCACAGTCATTTAATGACAAAATGGTAAAAAAGACAGTACTGCCTGCNATATATCTTTGGCTGCTTGCAAGCGGCGCAGTAGTCGCTATGGGTATCTGGAAACCTGAAGTTGTTCTTGAAAACTTAGACGGGTTTATCGCACTTATCGCTATTATTGGTGGTGTAGCAGCCCCCGCACTAAACACAGTTCTCCGTATGTGGGAATCTGAACAAACCGTTGAAATTGACAATATCCCTATCGAGCTAAAGCATGACCGTGAGGTTTCTGTTGAACAACAAGACCATCAAATGTATCTTGAAAAGCAAGCACAGGAACATACTCAATCAGTAGAAAAACACAACGAGGGAATGACTAAACTAAGCCCTATAAAAAATAAGGAATGATACAAATGCCCGATGTTAAACCTGATGAAAAAAGAGCAGATTACATGGGTCGCTGTATGGGCGATTCTAAGACAGCAAAGGAATATCCTAATCCTGCTCGACGGGCAGCGGTTTGTGCAGGTATCTACAAAGAAGCACAATCCAAGTCTAAGAAAGCATCTATTGTTATTCACGAAGTAGAAGCACTACAAATGGGTAAGCCTGGAAAGAATGACCCACGAAAGACTCCCGCTAAACCAAGCGAACGTCGAAAGGGCTCCAAAAAGAACCCACCTGGATCAGCAAAGAAACCTAACAGTTCTATTAAGATGAGCAAAGGAACCGAATCACGCCTACGTTCTATGATGACTGAACACAACAAAAAAGGAAAGGGCAGCAAAGCAAGCATGGGTATGTTGAAGTCAGCATTCCGTCGTGGTGCTGGTGCATTTTCTACAAGTCACGCCCCTAATATGTCCCGTAGCGGATGGGGTATTGCACGAGCCAAAGCATTCCTATACCTTCTACGAAACGGTAGACCTTCTAATCCCAATTACAAGCAAGACAATGACCTACTTCCCAAATCACATCCACGAGCAAGTGTTCAAACCTTAGAGGAAGAAACACAACTTGCTTTAATTGCAAGCATGGAAACACTTGAGGCAGCAAAGTATCAAGGAAAGACTGTTACTATTAACAAGCCTTTCCGTACACCTGGTGAACGAAAGAAATTTGCAGTCTATGTAAAGAATCCTGCTGGTACAGTAGTAGTAGTTAGATTCGGAGACCCCAACATGGAAATCAAGCGTGATGACCCTAAGAGAAGAAAGAACTTTCGCTCACGTCATCAATGTGACTCAAATCCTGGCCCCAAGACAAAAGCCCGTTATTGGTCTTGTCGTATGTGGGAAGGTGGCAAATCTGTCAGCCAAATGACAAAGGGTAAGTGATACTATGGAACCAATAAAAGAAGAAGAAAAAACAGTTAAAGCAAAAACACCAAAGCCATCGGCAACGGAAACTCATGATGAATACATGGAGCGTTGTACGGGAATGGGTAACAGTAAGGATGCTTGTATGCTTGCTCACAAAGGACATACTTTCAAAGACGATGAAAAGGAAGCAGGTTATGGTATGAAGAAAAAATACCCTATGGCCTCTATTGAATATGTTTTCATGGAAACCGCTGTTGAAGAGGTTGTTGCTGTTGTTCAAGCATCGGGCGAAACCAAACTAAAAATATCTGGTGTAGCATTCCACGAAGGTATGAATAAGAACAAGTGGTCAATTACACGTGCTGGTGTCGATCACATTGTAAAACAAATGGTCGGTGCTGACCTAACACTAAATCATCCCCCAACCAAAGAAAAGGGTGTAGGGTTCGTTAGAAACATGGATGGTGGCGTAAATGATGCCGTAGTAGGTATTGTTACCGAAGCATCCGTTGTTGATACGGGCGATGGAAAGTATGAAGTACGATACATTGCCGAAGTTATGCGTAGTGAACTATTTCCCCCATTACAAGCAGGATTATGGACTCGTGGCGAGTACGGAGTTAGCATTGGCGGATGGGGAGTTCCTATGTCGACGGCTGAAGATGGCGGTATGGTTTTTGAATCAGAATTTACCTTTGACCACCTCGCAATCGTACACAAGCCCGCTTATGAACGTGCTACAATTGAAACTGTCAACAAAGTAAAGGCCAGTGATGAGTTAATATACCAGACGGAGGATACGACAATCAACGGTGATATTATGTCCGACGAGCACGATGAACAAATGGCATCCGAACTAGATGAGCTTCGATCTCAACTAATTCTTGCCAACGCAACAATTGATGAACACAACGCACGAGCAGCTGCTTCCGAAGAGGAATCACGCCTTGAACTCGTAAAGAAAGCAAGCGATCTTGGCCTAAACGGTCATGATGACCTTGGTACAGAAACCCTTGAAAGCCTAATCGCATCTTGGGAAGCATCCCGCCCAGAACCTGTAGTCATGGCTGAAGCAACACCAGCATCTGATGAAAAGGTCGAAGCATCAGCACCAGTAGTAGCATCCAACGAACCTACAAAGGTCGTCGCAAACTACTTGAACGGAACAATTGTCGAATCCGACGCAGAAACCTATTCTCGTGTCTGGAACGCATTTGCACGAGCATACAACTCCAACTTTTCCTCCAACGGTGGACAAGCATACACATTCGATGAGGCAGTGGCAGAAGGCCTCATCAACCCCCAATAAGGTGATTAAACATGGTAGCATTTAGTTCAACAGACCCAAGAAACGCAACATTGAAAGACGCAGAAATCATTCGAGGACTCGGACGAATTCTTACTGTCGATGGAACAAACAACACATTGACCGAAAACACAGCAACATCAATTTCTATTGGTGTTTCCGCTGGCGAATCAAGTCGAGACGCAGACCACGCATTTGAAACAACAGGTGCAACAGTAGCATACTTCCCATTGGGCGGTGTTCTAATGGTTCAATCCGAAGCATCAAAGACCTACACCACAGGATGCCTCGTCTATGCAAAGGCAAGCGGCCTTGCATCCCCAACAGCAAATTCCTCAAAGGTTCTTGGAATCTATGTCGGTGAAGGTCAAGCAACAGGACTGACCTTTTGGCTACTGCTAACAGCGCAACTCTAACAGAGGGCGAACTTATTCCAGTTATGACAGCAGGAGCAGCAACAGCTTGAGGCTGAAAAATACAACAAAAAATATGGAAGTGAATATTATGGCAAACAAATCATTAGAAGAAATCTTAAACGTACAAGCAGCAGATGGGCCATTCGGCACAGGCGACGCTGTTATCCAGCAAGTTATGCGTGACTTCATTCAATTGGAGTCCCTCAGACTTTCAATCGCAACAAACTTGGTCGGTAGTCGATCAGTTCCTTGGCTCGAATACAAGTGGTACACCGCTGGAGTCGGTTCTTTCTCATACCCAATTGACGACGCAGCTGTTGTCGATGCAACAAAGGTCGGAACCAAGTCTTACACCGTTAAACTCGAAAAGGGACAAGGCCGCACTACTTTCCTCGACACCGTGAAACTTCGTGGTGAATCATTCGAGAACATGGACAGACAACAACTCGCTATCGCAAAGGGTCGTGCAGATGTTATTGACGAACACATCCTAGACAAGCTTCTTGCTGGTGCTGGACAAACCCTCGCTGCAACTGGCAGTGGTTTCAAAGCCGCTGACGGTGATGCTGAAGTAGACATCCTAAAGGGTGTTGACCTCATCTTTAACAACGCACGTGTAAACGGCAACGAGTCCCTAGCATTGATTCTCCCTGCAACACACAAGTCTGCATTGAACAGCACAACTCTTTACGGAAACGTTGTTCAATCTCTCGCAGAACGCCTTGGTGGTCAAATCAACCTCAGCGTTTACTACACACGTGATACCGATTTCTCCACAACTGGACTCCTTTTGGTTCCAGGTGCTGAAACCGCAGAACTCTTTACCTACAATGGGCCAGGTGTTACCGAAACAGAACTCACCCGTATGCCTGGTGTTGGATTCGATTACCTACTCACATCCTACATGGGAGTAGTTATCCATCAACATGATGATGGTGCAGCTGCTGGAAAGAATAACCGAATTGTCAAAATCACTGGTATTTGAGGTGATTTAGATGGCTAGAACTCTAACTCTCGACGCTACATTCTCCTTAGGTGATGGAGACGGCGCATCCAGCGAATCTCAAGGATGCATCAAAACCATCGCAAGTGGATTGTCAACAACCATCAATGGATCAGCTCCAACATCTGGAGTCGAATATGTGGTCGCATCCTATTTGGGGAGTGGAAACAAGGCAAAGGGAATTTACTTTGAAAACACTGACGCAACAAACTATTGCACACTAAAGCTCGGAACAGGGTCTGGTGGCGGTCAAGTAGCCGACCTTCGTATAAAGGCAGGTTCATGTGTTCTTCTTCATGATGATGGAGATGCAATTACTCACATCGGAGTAACTGCACACACAGCAGCCGTTTCATTTGTCCTCGCATTCTGCGAGTGAGGTGTTTAACATGGGTGTTGACCGTACTGTTTACGTCAAAGACCTGTGCAAAGCACACGGCAAAGTCCTTCCTTTAGAAGGCGAAATTCCAGAAACCTCGATCAGTACGGATTTGAAAGCATTCGTACTATCACTCGAGGATGCACCAAAATCAAAGCCAACAAAGAAGAGTAGTGAAAAGAATGGCAAGAAACAAGAAAGCAAGCCTGTTGAAAAAAGCGAATGATAAAGGAATCCCTACATTCGGGAATCCATCAGTCGCTGATTTAGAACATAGACTTACCAATTGGTCTCCTGGTCAAGGGTGGGTCTTGCGTCGATTATACCAAAAACCTCTACCCGAATGGGCTGGAGCCGTACCATACGACAAAGTATTTTGGGTTCCTAACTCCTTTTACGCAAAGCGTTTAATGGAAACTAGAAAAATAGTATTCATGGGTCGTTCAGACAATCCCCCACGTGACTGTGTTGTTTGGGATGTTCCTTCCGCTACGGAGGAAGAAGAATGACCGTAACCACTGATAATATCCGTGATATGTTAAACAGACCACGTGGTCTTAATACAGGAACTATCAGTGAATACATTAGTCTTAGAACTTTAGAAGTAAACAAAAAAGCAAGGGGAACAGAATATCTAGCAGCCGATAGTGCAAATGCTGTTACAACCGATTTAAAGGAAGTAGCAATAAAGGCACTTGTTTGTATGGATTGTCTAATTGTTCTAATAAACACCGTTCCCTCATATTACCCAGCCAATGAACAAAAGGCTGTCGATCAAAGATTCCAACACCAACTAAAAGAGTTTAAGCATAGAAGTGAGGAGTTACTCCTAATGGTTAGTGGGCGTGGAGGTACTGCATTTGTAGTAGACTCCACAAATACACGTCAGCCAACACCTACAAATGAAACTGACGTAATTAGAAACTCGTTGCGTGAAACATCTCCATACGAGTGATATAGATGGCAATATTAGTTTTTATAGGTGGCACAAGCACCGATGGAACAGTTTTGGCTAATTGGGTTATCGAGGGTGGTTCGACAGCCCCGAGTAGTATTGCTACTACTGACACACTAAAATTCAATGGCGATTCTACACAAGCTTGTACGCTTTCACAAGGTACAATTGGTTGTGTTGTTATTGATACGACTATGAATCACCGAGTAACATTTACGGCAAGTACATTAAATACTGATGCTATGTTTTTTGGTCATAATTCTGAAATACACATGGGCGCAGTAAACAATGTTGTATTTAGTGGTAATCACGCATCACAAGCGGGAATGCCACACCAAGACCACAATGTTGTGTTTCAAGGTGATATGAATTGGCAATCCAATAGACAAGATACTGTTTTTCAACTCGATCCTGGCAGTTCAACGACATACATATCAAACGGACAATTCCCTCGTGTTAAACTAATAGACTCGGGTACATTTAGTTTAAATCCTGCGTCATCAGTAACTGGAACCTATGCTACTGCGGAAATGATAACACTTGAAATAACTGCAAACATCACATTTACAAATACCCTTTTAACTTTAGGAACCACCAAAAAGACCCTACACATTACATCTTCTAACTATACCGCTGGAAAGCAATTCATATGTTCAGCAACGACCCTAGATACCAAGAATGCAATCCTTAGAATTGATGCCGACAACAACCAATTTATCCCCATTTCTCACGACACTGCAAACTTTGGCGGTAGTACATTTAAGTGTACGTTAGGTGATCTCGTATTAGGTGTTCAAGGTAATCCCGATAAAATCTATATGGCTAATGGTAAGACATTAGTTTGCGATACACTTGAAATAAAAAAGGGCTGTGTATTTTTAGGAGGCGAAGGTGTTAATGAAGCATCTACAATAAAGGTTGCTGCTAGACCTAACATAAGGGGTACATGGAACTTTAAAACATTGGCTCAAGGAATTTATCGAAGCAATGGTATTGAACCCGCAGGTGGCGGTGGTAGCGGAGACATAACTGGGGTAACTATTCAAACTGATTCTGGTTCGAGTTCTAAAGCCGAAGATACAGGCGGCTCGGCAGACTTTTCCCTATTGGGTGCAAACGGTGTTGGGATTACAAACAGTGGTGCTACAATCACTGCCGTTGCTGTTCCCGCAGAAATAGACCATGACGCACTAAGTAACTTTGTAGCGGCGGAGCACGTTGATTGGGCTAGTGCAAGCGCAGGAACAATCCACGCAAGTAACTACACCGATACCACCACAAATACTCAATTAAGTAATGCAGAAGTAAGGGCAGCTGTTGAGGCCGCAACAGATTCCAATGTATTCACCGATGCTGACCATACCAAGTTGAATGGTATTGAAGCGAGTGCGACAGCAGACCAAACAAATGCAGAAATCCGAACCGCAGTAGAAGCGGCGACTGATTCAAATGTGTTCACAGACGCAGACCACAGCAAACTGAATGCGATTGAAGCCAGCGCAACCGCAGACCAAAGTAATGCAGAGATTAGAGCAGCAGTTGAAGCAGCAACAGATAGTAATGTATTTACAGATGCGGATCATACTAAACTAAATGGTATCGCCGCAAGTGCTACTGCCTATACCGATGGTAATGCGATAGCGGCTTGTACCCCACTAATTAACAACAATACTACTCTTATCAATGGTAACGCAGGAGCCATTGAAGCAGTTACTGACAAAGCATCAAAGTGTTTTGTTTACCTTTCAGGGAATCAAAGTTATAGTTCGGGTACTGTTAAAATAGGACACGATACTGCATTATGGAATGTAGGTTCTAATTATGATTTAACCGCCGAATACTATGTTGCTCCGAGAGATGGTTATTATCTCGTAGCGTGTAGTTATTATTTTACATCTGCTCCATCATGGGCGATGTCTGTTGTTCAGGTTGATACAGGTTCGGGGTTTGCTTTCCGTATTCGTAGAAAAAGTGTTAATGGTCAAGATAATATGATTTCAGCAGTAATCAAATTAAATGCAAATGATAAGGTTGCTCACTATGCCCATGCAGGAGGAAGTGGAACCATAGGAGCATCCCTTAATACTCTTACTTACTTTAGCGTAACGGAGATGATATGATGACACCAGAACAAATGACAACAGGAATGCACAATGCAGGTTTTACTCAATTTGATTATCCTGAACATGGTCTGTATTTTATTGACGGGACTATCAACCTCAATGAGTGGCCGAGCGACTGGGGAACACCCCCGACTCAAGAAACAATAAATGGATGGAATAACCTATGACAGATAAAAGAATTGGAAAGATTGTATATGCGCCCGTCGAGCGGTGTTTTGCGAATATTATGATAGAAGAAACACCTCACGGCTACAAGCTTTATAGGAGTGGGGAACGTAGGCATTTTACAGTCATACCTCACTCTATGGTCAGGTCGATTGAATATAAAGGTGATTAAATGGACAATCTGACAATTGGATTAGGCGTTCTCGTAGCGGGATTTGTTATTGAAAAGGCAGTTGCCATCTACAAAAAAGTTATGGCTGATGGGAAAGTAACCCTTGATGAAATAATTGAAGCCGTCGAAGAAGCCGTCGAAGTCGCTGATGAAGTGAAAGAGATGGTGGACAAAGATGAGTGATGACGCAGTTCAAAACCACAGACTCGATACTATCGAACGTCGGCTTGATAAGCATGACGAAATGGTTGTTAAGTTGATCGAATCACAAGTAAGAACCGATGAACAATTTACTGCTTTAGCGGAAACGCAGCAAAACACCCAAGATTTAATAAACAGCATAGGGAAAAAGGTTGTTACATGGATGATGGGAATAGGGTCAGCACTAATTGCAGCAATAGTCGGCGGAGGAGTGATGCTTTGATGTATAGAGGATGTTGTATAATTGCTGTTTCCGAACAAAAGTGTATGCCATTCGGTTTTTGCGCTTTATGTTGGGTTGAAAATGGTTCACCAAAGGCGGTGGAAGCATGACCTATTATTGTTCAAATGCCGACGTTGCATCCCGTATAGGGTTAGATAGTGCTCAACGTGTTCGTGCGTCTACTAGACTAACCAGTGCTACACGTAGGGCTACTATTGACATAGACCAAGAATTTAGGCAATATGGGCGTGATGTCCCTTCTAAATCAATAGCCGACACAACGGCTAACGGTGTTGTATCAGCAGGTGCAACAACAATTACACTTACTTCCGCATCATCCTTTTCAACAGCTGGCAACGGTAACATTGACGGCGATTCATTTGTATGGACTGGTAAATCGTCTAACGATCTAACTGGTGTTACGGGAGTTTCGTTTGACCATCTATCTGGTGTAGCGATTCAAGAAGGTGAAATGGCACACGTACTTCGTGAAATATGTGCAGACCTTGCAGCATCATATTACTTTGAAGATGAAAGCGTATTTCATACAGGAATGGAACACCAAGATGGCGGTATGCGTTCAAATGTTTTACGTTCCCGAGCAATTAACAATCTACGAAGGTTGGCACATCTCGGGAGTGTAGACTAATGGCTAAGACCTATTGGCGTCAAGGTGGACGTGGTGGTTGGGATGTTCGTGTTACTAAGAAAGGTGGCATGGGTACTGGCCGCCTACGTTGGGACGATTTTCAGTTTAAAAACTACATGAAGAACATTTCATACCAAATGCCAAGGGTACTCGGACAAAAAATTGAAGAGTTATCCAGGCACGTATTAGCAACCGTAAAGGGTGAAGGTGAAATGATGGGAAGAACTCGTAACAATATTTCTTATCTCGATATTGCCGAAAGTCTTGAAATTATGCCAATAGGCAAAAACAATGGGCTAAACGATATTCAAGGAGCACGTATTTACCCAGCCCCTTTTAGAGGCGATAAATCAGGGCCGATAGCCTCACGTATGCGTGGTTATCCAGTTACACTTCCATCCCTTTACAACGGCGTCAAAGCAGCTTGGAGTTATGGAGACGCATTTACACCCCCAGCAGTAGGTGGTAGAGTAACACCTGCGGCAACCTTTCAACCTCAACCAAGAAAGGGTAGAGACCCTAATTTCTTTAGACCAAAAGACAAGTTCCCAGGTATTGGTACGGGTCGAAGAAGATTGGCAGTCTATGACTACATTAGCATTTTCGAGGATGAATTAGACAAAGAACTTACAAGAGAAATACCTAAGATTATGACCCAATTTTTAAGGGCATCTTCGACATACAGACGAGGGCCAGGTGGAGGAAGATAATATGGCAGTAGCAAACAAAGAAACGTTTTGGCAATTACGAACAAATGGGGGCGACCCAGCAACAGTACTACATGGTGAGTTAACGGCATGGTCTAAATCTGGTTCAGGTGGATCAGCAAGTGGAGGGGCATGGGTTGTTACCGACCAAACAATGTCTACAAGCCCAACATCAAACGAATACACTTTTTGGTGTGTATTACAATACAACAGCATCCCATCCAATGACGAGGTTTTAATCACGCTAGACAATTCTACACACAAAGTAGAAATAAAGTCCACAGGGGCGGGTTCTTCGCTAAAGATTGTAGGTGCTACTACTATTACCCTAACCGACCTAACGCTAACGACAGAACCAATGTTATTGCGTGTTTCTTTAAATTCATCGGGAACGGCCAAAGTCTATCCCTATGATATTGATGAGGACGACGACGCAAACACTATCGCAAAATCCCTTACTGGTGCATCGGGCAGTTCTCGTAGTATTTCGTGGGGGAATACAAGTGGCAGTGTTCAATGGTTAAACGTATTGGCTACTACAAATGGAGCCTTTTCCCCTGATGAATTCTCACAAAGTGATTTCACAAACGACACACTACTACGCAGTGGACTAAAAATTATAGAGACATTAAAGGAATCGGAAAGACCGTTTCTCAAAAACTTTGTCCATGACTCATCTATTGTGTATGGTTACGATTTGAGTTCAAACATGATTTCACGCATAGCAACTCCATCTATACACATTGTTCTAAAAAACTTCAATGCCCCCGAACTACTTGCTTTGGGTGGACATAGACTAGATAACAATTACCAAGTTTTAATCTACATAACAACTCGTGCATCTAACTATAAGAATGCTTACCGATTAGGGTTGGATATTACTTCCGATGTCTTTGATGAGATTATGTTAGATTTAGGTTTAGATTTCAATACCGACTCGATCACATCATATGATTTAACTTTGGACAACAAACTTGACAACGATGAAATTGTCTGTTTGCACCAATTATCTTTTGATATGGTTCGTCGTTCTCATCTAAAGAGAAGATGAGTTCATATAGACTGACGGGAATAGAGATAAACAAGAGGCTTGGTATATATGGCTTACACAATAGGAACAGGAAATCGTGGAATACTTTTACGTGAACAAACATCATTTGGAACTGTAGGGTCAGCCTCACAGTTTTTCGGATTGATTGACGACGAATCTTTTAACACACTCTTTGACATCAGCACACGTTCTGATATGACTCGCTACGGAGCAACAACCACAAAGACTGGAAAAAGATATGCAGAAGGTGGAATCAATATGGCACTCGATGATTCTGGGTTTGCAGCAAAACTTTTGAAGGGTATTTTCCCATCAGTTTCAACATCAGGAAGCAGTCCATATACTCACGCTATGACTGAAATTACTCACGACAATGGACGTGCAGCATCGGCATCTTTCCCAGTTTATCAAATCATTATTCTACGTGATGAAAAGCAACACTCCTATACCTCTATGAGTCTAAACCGTGTTGGTATTTCTGCAAACGTAGGCGAGTATGTTATGCTTTCCGCAGACTTTGTAGGAAAGGCAGAAGGCGAGGACAGCGTTTCTTCCCCTGCTGCTTTGGCCGCAGAATCTGGCGATACCGTACCTGATGCTGGTGAACCAGTTCACTTCCAATCCGCATCAATTAAATTCAAGAACAATGGAACAGCATCAACCAATGTACGAAGTGTATCATTAGACATTGGGCTAAACCGTGATGTAGATGCTTCATTCTCTTTGGGCAGCGATACTTGTGTTCGTGAAGCACCACCACAACTTCGTGAAATTACAGGAAGCGTCGAGTTCATTGCACCTATCCATGCATCATCCGTTGACGAGCCAATTTACGGTAATATTATTGACGGTGGAGCAAACAGCCTTTTCGATCCATCTGGAACAAATCCTGCAATCACACTAACTTTTACTGCATCCTCATCAACATCCCTTGTTCTAAAGATTTACAAGGTACAATGGGAAGCACCTACCAGCACAGTATCGGGTCGTGACACACAATCTTACAGCCTAAACTTTACTGCTTTGTTTGATGAAACAACAAACAAGAAAATGGCTGACCTAACTATCGTCAACCTAACTGCATCCATTTGAGGTGATTAAATGTCTCACACAATTACTGACATAACCAAGCTTACGGTTACTCAAGTCGTTGGTGATTTAGCCACCATTGACGCATCTATCCAAACCGCCCTAAGAGCACTTGCTAACGGCGACAAGATTATTGACATCTCCCTTATCAGGAACAGAACCAGTAACAAAGTTACTGCATACATAACATTCGAAGACCAATGAGAATGAGTTCATATAGACAAAGGTGAGTAACAGAAACTAAGGGGAATTATTATGCCTTTCAACAGATACCTAAACAAAGTAATCCGAACTGAGCACCTACAAGGTGATTCAGTAACTAACGCAAAAGTAGCAGCTGATTCTATCGGTAATACTGAAACTGATGGAAACCAACCAAAACACCTTGTTTTCCTTTATGACTTCGGCGTGGCTGGCGGTGCTGTAAGTGCAATTACACTCACTGATGCTGCTGGAGCTGCACAAACTATACCAGGAAATGCTATTGTTACCAATGTAGTCTTTGAAGAAATTACTACACTTGCAAGCAGTGGTTCCGCAACTGTAGCACTTGGAATTCTAGGAAACACCGACGCATTTATCGCAGGAACTGCTTTTGACAACGCTGCCTTTACCGCAGCCGTTTCAACAAAGAACAACGAGGTTCCCCTAAAAAATGGTGTTGCACCAGTAGCAATTTTGGCTACTGTCGGTACTGCAGCCCTAACTGCAGGCAAATTCAAACTCTATGTCGAATACAAAGAAGGAACCGCTTGAGGTGAATTCTGATGGACGAATGGACTGATAAGAACGGCGACGTGTATAAGTTAGATACGGAAGCACCAGAGGGTGTTGTCCGATACGTGCTTGCCAAAGCAGCAAAGAAAAGTAAAGCAAAGAAGAGTGTAAAGAATGCCAGTACTAAAAAAGGAAATTGAACTAGACGACGGAACTAAGATTTGGGTGCGACAAGCATCTGGTCGTGACAAAATAAGGATCGAGACTATCCAAGCAAAGGCGGTACGCAAGTGTCGTGATTTTGGAAATCCTAATGATTGGACAGCCGAACAAAACGAAGAATTCATGAACATTGTCGAGTCTATGGGCGGCGGCATTGCTGAACAAATTGAATCATGGTTGCCTAAGTGCATAATCCATGATACCATTACCCTCGACGATTTAAACTCCAATGAAACACGTAAGATTCTTGGATTCGTTAGAGGTGACGAAGAGGAGGGAGCAATCCCTTTGGCATCTTCCCCCGAGTAGCACCGCTTATAGCAAGTGCTTTCAAGGGCGTAGTTCCATCCGATCTCTACGAAAAATATCATGGGATTGGGGGAAGATTGAGAATGGAACTTGACCTAGAGGTAGCCAACGAAATATCCCAACAGATGCGTGAAGCAGCTGATAATAAAAGCGATTCATCTAATTTAACAAGCAAGTCTAAGGGCATGATTGCTCGTAGAAAGCAAAAACAAGCCGCAGCATCAAAAGCTCGTATATCAGACGATGAGGCGTTTAAGATAGCCACAGGCCAGGTTTAGATATACGAGTACATATGGAGATAATAAGGGGGGTGTGCTATGGGTAAGGTTGGTGGCCCAAGAGTCTTTTTCGACGTTTTAGGAACGTTTAACGCAACAAGACTGTTGGCTGACGGAAAGGCTCAAACCGCCGTATTGGAAGCGGTTGTATTAGATTCAGTTGATTCTATCGTTCAGTCATTTGCTGGTATAGGTCAAATGATTGGACAAATAACTTCGGAGGTTGTACCACTTGGTGTAGCCCTATCGGAGGCTACATTAGAATTCGAGAAGTTTGCTGGTCGTGGAACCGAGCAATTGCAAGAAAGCATCATGAAAACGGGTGTATCGTTTGGTTTGGCCGCAGATGAATCTCTACGTGCTGGTGCTAAAATGGCGCAACTGTCGGCTTTAATCGGTAAAGATACCATCGACGTAGCAACCGAACTCGGTCAAAAGTTTGCATTGATTGGTGGCATGAGCACCGAAGAGGCTATGAAAGGTCTTATCAATCTACAACAGCAAACAAAATTCATGTATGGGGATATGGAAGATGGCGAGTTTAGATACCTTTCCGCACAAAATCAACGTGCTACTGTTGTTGGAAATACAATGGAAATGATGGATCAGCTTAACACCGTTGAAAACACGTCCGTTGCTACAATGAAGCAATTGATATTCGTCATGAATCAATTCGCAGCACAGGCACATATTACGGGTGAATCAATATCCGATATGGCAGCCATGTCTGCGGTACTAATTGAAGCGGGTGAAGAACAGGGTAAAGCGGGTCGTGCTTTGCGTATGATTTACGCTCGTTTAGGTTCTAACATCAAAGACAACAATGACCTCATGAAGTCATATGGAGTCAATACCCACGATGCAAACGGCGCACTACGTTCCCTCAGTGATATTTTAGCAGACTTGGCAAAGGTCTATCCTAACATGACGGAGCAACAGCGTCAAAACCTTGTTCAGACTGTTGCGGGTAACGACCACTATGTTCGATTCGTTAAGTTAATTGAAAACCAAGCACGTGTTGCCGAATTAGCCACTGGTGCTATGGAAAACCAGGCAACGGCACAGGCGGAAGTAAATTTAAGATTAGATGATGCGGCTATTGCTTACAAATCGGTATTAGAGGAACAAAAGTTAATCAAGGCTGAATTAGGTAGGGCTTTACTTCCTTCTATGATTGAGGCTACTAAACGAACTAACAACATGACACAAGCGTTTGCTGAGTTAGCATCAACTGGATTAGGTGGTAAACTTGGCCATCTTTTAATACAGTTTCAAACATACGGGCAAGTGTTTGGGGGCTTTATCAATGCGTTTATGCAAATGAAGTCAATCAACATTGCTATGGCTACGCACGAAACAATTCTCAAAGCGATCAACGGCGAGGAGATTGTTAGAACCGACAATTATCGAAAGCAAGGTCTCTTTTCTGGTGTAACCTTAGAACACCAAAAAGAATACCACATACTACTCCAAGATATTTCCATTCAAGAAAGTATACTTGGGCCATACTGAACGTAGAGATGGTATTCAAAAGGACATTAACTTTTACTTAGAAGAAGAAATTCTACTAAAGAAACAAATAACTGCTAACGAGGCAGAACTTATGACTCTAAAGGCTCAGGGTTCGTATAGCGCAACCGCCGAGTACAATGCCAAACTACAAGCATATCAATTAGAACAAAAGATACGACAGGAAATGGTAGCAAATGCACTTGGTAGTAAAGCATTAGCACAAGGTAGACACCAAGGCTTACGACAACTTCTTCCCCTCATCGAGATGCATCATACGGCTGAGCAACGCCTTTCCGACCAAAGAAATATTAGGATAGCAGGCCACGATATTGCTACACAAGCAATGACTGGAGAAAATGCGGTTCATCTTCAAGCAATACGTTTAAACCAAGATGAAATTACAGCACTACGACAAAATGAAAAAGCACACGTAACAAATGCTATGGCAAGACAAGAACAAATTGCTATTATTAAAGCGGGTATGTCAGCTGAAGAATTAAAGAATGCTGATTTAGAAAGAGCAAACGTATTGATGCAACAAAACGAATTTGCCGTAAGGGAGTTGGCTTTAACACAAGACCAACTTGCAAACTTTACTCAAGAAAT